CTGTGGCAATTGCCACAGACTTTTTTATGCCTTCTTTGGAAAAAGCCAATAAATATAGGTACTGCCACTCTGATTGAGCATACATTTTTTCCCATCTGGCGGATTGATACTAGTTTGCTGGACGATAAAACCATTTTCTGTTGTGTACACTCCCTTACTGCATCCCTGCTGAGTGATGAATGCTGCATAAATTCCTGTTACACCTGCTGAAGCATGCAGCATTGAAATTGGCTCTTCCAGCGCAAAAATAATTCCAAACTCCACATCAAATCCAACATCAATTGTTCTGGGTGATTCTCCATTTCCTGTATAGGTTCCGATCACATAATTTGCTTTTCCCAACATCTGCCGTTCTTCTTCCGTGATATGAAGACTTGACTGTACATGCTCCTGAAACTTCTGATCTATCGTTTCGTTGTCAAAATTAAAATCGTCCATCTTGGGCTTATCGCTTCCCACAAACTTGTTAAGCCCCAGATAGTTGGTCTTATATGTGCTGGCCATTCTGCTTTCCTCCTTTTTGCCATTCCTCTATTCCCATCATTTCAAGCTGTGACCAGCTTTTCTCCATCTGATCCAGCTGAGCAAAGCTTTTATCCAGCTGGTCAAACTCTAGAAAGCTAATGCCCCCTGTTACAAACTCTGCCAAAAGGTGTGCCGGCATCAGTGCCTGAAAGGCCTCCTTTGCCTGATCCAGTGTCATGGAACTGTCTGCTATTTCCAATGCTGTCACCAGTATGGTTCCTTTTTCCGGCATTTCCTCCACCTTAGCCCTGATTCCCAGTGCGCTCAAAGATTGTTCAATTCCTTCCCGATGAAAATCGCTGGGGCCAATTGCCATTTTACTCTGTACAATCTCTCTGCGCTTTTCTTCTGGAATTTGCTGTTTTACCGGAATTGCCAGCATTCTCTCGTACTGTGCCAAACGCTCCGGACTGCAGCTTGATACCACTGCATTTTTCCTCAACCATTCTATCTCATCAAATAAAGGTTCCAGTACACGCAGATAACTCTCGATCTCACAACATACCAAAGACTGCGTTCCCTTTGACAGATCATAGATTCCCAAAGAGCGCATTCTCGAATAGAACAGCTCTCTCAAATTCATCCGCTTTTCCCCCTTACTGACGCTCCATCTGGGAAACAGTACACTCAGACAAAACCAGAATTTCTTTTTCCAATGGGTATACATCGGCCTGCGGTAGCTTAACCCGACAGTTTGCTACACCCTCACAGTTTAAAACTTCTCGCATCAGCAGTGCAAGGTAAAGTGCTTTGCCAATTTTTTGTGTTTTCATATACTCCTCCACCGCTTTTTTGCAGACAGTGCTTACATCCTCATAACTGTATCCATCACTGACCGCAATCTCAACTGAGACTTCCGTCTGTTTTTCTGTTGCCATCTCCACCGTCAGTTCCACATTGATCTCTTTGATCTGTCCGATTTCTTCCTTCATTCTTGCCAGCAGATCCTCGTCTACACCCGGTCCATACACCACAATCCCAACTGTTCCAACTCCATTTACCCTTGGCAGAACCTTTACAGAAGAAACTCCTTCGTAACTCATTGCCTTATTGTAATAAAACGCTGTATTGGTTCCATTGGTCACCATGCGATAGCTGTCCAGCAGTCTCTGCCGCAGCATTTCATCGCTTTCCGCATCCTCTCCAGAAAGAATTGGCTCCGGATTGCTTACCGTCGTGATGCCCTGCACCGGTGTAATCATCACATTGAGTATCCCAGCAGCCAGATTGCCCCTGCTTCCTTCTGTCTGACACTCTACCGGTGCGTCTACACTCGTTTGGTCCTGTCGCAAAGTCACTTCACTGGTTGTAACAAAGCGAATATCCGTTCCATGATTTCCCTCTGTCTGGGAACACGTCAGAAATACACCCTTTGGGATCAAAATATCCTCCGATGCAGCTGACTCCCGGGAAAATCGAACCGTTCCTTTAGCGCAGGTTGCCTTCTTGCGAAAAATCCCACGTTCCAACGCGTGCATTTCCAAATCTTCACCTGTCGCTGTCTGTGGAAAAGACTGCTGTTTTGCAAACTCCAGCTCTTCTTTTATCTTGCTTAACTGCTCTGCCAAAATTTTAAATCGTATCCCAACATCCGAAGCGTCATCCGCACGCATCCCTGCAAGCTGCTCATAGCTTTGCTGCATCTGCTCCAAAAAGTATGCATAATCTGTCACGCTCTCCACCTCCTTTTTAAAAATTCAGCTGCCACAAAAACATCGCCTGCTCTTTTGGTGCATCTTCGCCGCTATATTCCAGTGCCATTTCCAGCACTAGTTTTTCAAAATCAGCTTGCCTGCATTGCACCGATGTTACCTCTACCCCTTCCACTGGTAAAATGGCTTCTCTTGCATACTCAAGTGCCAGTTCTTCCCGCTGATTCCCCGGCACTTTTCCCAGCATACTCAGTTTGCTCCCCAGCTCTTCGTCCAGAGCAAAGCTCCCCTTTGGAACGGATAAGCGGATGATTGCCTGCTGAATTTTCTCCATTCCACCACTGATTTTCTCAACAAACCCCTGTTCGTTTCTCTTGTGGTCGCCCCGATATAACCAGGTATCCATCTATTACCTCCCTACTCCACCTTTTTCCCGTTTAACAAAATGGTCCCATCGTTGCACAGGCGAATACTTGCTCCACCCGACGACTTCAGCAGAATTTCTCCGGGCAAAAGTTCCTCCTGCTGCTGGGACACAACCCCAAGGCAGACCTCTCCACTCTGGGCAGATAAAATCATCAAATCTTCTCCCTGTGCCGGTCTGGTATAGATTCCATACGGAGTGCAGTGGGGAAGCCTGCGATACTCACACGCACCCACTGCAAAATGTTCGCCGCTTCTGGCACAGATGCTGCTGACCGGTGCATTTCCGCTGTATTCTGTACTTTCCTTTCTTTTCCCTGCCGTATTTTTTGCAAGCCACATATTTCCCACCTCTATTCCAAAACAAAACGGCTGACTGCCCCATTCTGTGAAAACTCCAGTTCCCGTTTTACAATATTTCCTCGGAAATAAAATTCCGGTATAGACACTATTATCTCTTCCCCCAGTTCCCAACTTAAAATCTGCGGCACTTCCACTTCCAGATAAACTTTTCCTCTGGCTGATTCTTCCATCTGCAATTTTGCATCCACTGCCGGATTTGCCCACTGTGCAGAAGGGATCAGGCATCGTCGGCGAACAATCTCCAATCCTTCTGCTTTTTCATTTCGAACACAGTTCCGATAGCTTCCCATCTCATCCCGAATCAATGTTTCACTGATAATCTCACTTCGGCGGTTGATCCACTTCACAGAAATCACTGGTGTTTTTTCGGATATGATATGATTTCCCTTCCCCGACAGGAAAAAAGAAACTTTTCCAAAGTGAATATGAGGTGTTCTCCCAACCGCTCTCCTGCAAAAAGTAGAAAAAGCCTCCCACTCACTTATACCTTTTCCCACCCGATAATTGCTCAAGCTTCCTGTAAGTCCCAGCTCGTTTTGAAATCCATATGGTTTTATGTGCTTGTCAAACATCTCATCCAGAGAAACCCTGATATATTCCTGCGGAATTGCTTCATTATCGAGCAGGAGTGCCGCATCCGATCTTCCCCATACGGTCATCCTGCATCCATCCTGCTGCAAACTCACAATCTGTCTGTCACAGATTCCATGAAACAACCTGTCCCCATCTCCCCGCAGCTCCAATGCCTTAATCTCCTTCATCCATTCCTTTGGGTGAGAAATCAAAAATGTTGCCTTTATGCTGTCCGCTGGTGTATTAACCGAGGAAACACAGGAAAAATGGACTGGAAACATCTTTCTTCTTCGACTTCCTTCTAATGTTTCCACAAAAAGTTCCAGCTTCATTCTTCCCTCTTCCTTTCCTGTATAAATCGAAAGGTATAGCTGATGGTGTTGTCTCCGCCTTTTCCAACCATCTGCAAGCTGTCAAACACAGCATACATTGGCTCTATTCCTGCACCACTTAAAATTCCGCTCCCTTGCTGTTCCATCATCTTTTTTAAAGATAGAAACTGTTCCAGTGCATCGGAGCCAAACAGCTCTCCTTCCCCTTCCACAATCGTTAACCCACTTCCCAATTCCTGTAATGATGCTCCAAATCCATAGCATCGACTTTGTGCTGTCTCTTTCAGATACCGCACAACGATTTTCCGCGGATTGTGCCGGAAGGTATAATCCTTAAATCGGAGATTGGTCATCCAGCCATTCCTCCATTCCTCTTCCATATCGCTGGGAGAGCCGTTCCAGTTCGTCTGACATTTCCCTTAGCGGAAGGCTTTCAAAAACAGGTGTCTCCTTTTGTACAAACGGTTCTTCCGTAAAAACAAGTTCTGTTTTTTGAGTTTCCTCTTCCCGCATAACCGCATTTCCCACCGAAACGCTCTTTTGTTCCTGTAGCATTTCATCGCTCTCTTCCCGCACTTTGCTTACTTTATGTGCTTCTAAAAAAGGTTCTGCTATTTCCCTGGAAATACTTTCTCTTGGGTAGGAGAAAAACGGACTATCCTGAAAAACTTCCCTGTTCTTTTTAATTTTTTCTTCGATCTTCATCTTTTTCCTCTATTTTGTCACCGCATTCCTTTTGCTGATACCTCTCTGCTTTCTGCGCAATTTCCTCTAAGCTATATTTCTCTAACACTTCTTCCACAGAACAAAATTTTCGTTCTGACCTTTCTAAAAAGAAAATCAGCGCAGCATTATTCGCAATTGCCCAAAAGTTTTCCTTTTCCTGTGCCGACAATCCTTGTCCCACCCGAAAGCAAAGATAATCATATCCTTTTCTTGCCTGCTCTTCCAAGCAAAGTTCTTCCACCGCTGACAGTTTCCTGTACGCCACCCTCTTTCCCTCCTTAGATCTTCATTCTTCGGCTGGCAACGAGACTGACCTTTTCCAGAATTACATCTCCCACAGAAGCCGACTGTGTAATGTCTGCCCACTCACATCCCGAGTAGATAATCTTGCAGTCCGGTCGAAGCACCACCAGATTAAATCCGCTCAAATCATAAAAATCAATCCCTTCAGTCTGGTACAGACATACTCTGGACAACTCAATCCAGTGCTGTACTCTGCCTCCCACTGTTCCCACCGGCTCCTGACTACCAAACGCCTCGATATATTTGCTTTCTCTGGAAGATTTGACCTTGTAGCTTTGTGCTGCTGCAATCTTTCTCCCATTGACTTCAATGTAAATATCCGCACTGGTCGGAATCGATACAAATGCCATTTTCCTTCCCCCTTAAATCGAAATATGGGCAGTCAGATAGATCTGACTTGGCACCGATGCAAGATGGAACTCCAACTCCACAACACAGACAGTAGGGTCTTCCTCCGATGCATACACAACCGGCGGTTCAAATTCTGTGACAAAGCCCTGCTGCTCTTTTTCATCCAGAATCACTGCCACCTGAGAAGCAATGCTGTCCTCAGAAAATCCAATCCTGCTATCTTTCAGCAACGCACTCAGCTGAACCCTCACTGCCCGAATAATGTCATCGATCATCAGCACCGTATTAATCGAAACAAAAGTTCTGTCCTCTTCTCCACCCGTCTGTGTTCTGGTTGTTACGCACCGAATACATACAACTTCTGACTCTACTTCCTCTAAAACGGTCACGCCACTTTGCAGCAGTGTCTCAATCTCACTTTCTGCCAGCTGCTCAGTCGAAACCAAACCTTCCATCTTTCTGGAATAAAAGCGATCATCTGGCTGGGACACTGCCAGCATTGCTGCCACCGCTGCCGCTGAGAATAAAACCGACTTTTCTTCCCCCGCAAAACTGCTCCCACTCTCCTGACAGCACAGCACCATTCTCTCACAGTTTAAACTCTGAGCAACACTTTGCGCGTCACTTTTGGGTACTGCCGCAACCGCGACCCTTTCCCTCTGATTCTGTGATGCTTCCTGTGTCTTGTCTTTGAGCACCTGCAAAACACTCTGCTCGATGCTGTCACAAAGGATTATGCCGCTCTTTTTTATCTCACACAGCTTTTGAATGGCAGCTGCATAATCTTCTGTTGCCGGTGCAGAACCATCCGTCGTAATCGGCACCACATATAGTCCACTGATTCCACTTTCCAGTAGCATCCTTGCAATACTGCAAAAAACCTTTCCGGAACCTTCTTCCAAAAAGTATTCCTTCAGCTCTTCCATCGAACGAAGCTGAACCACCGTATTTGCTGGAATGCTCTTTTCTTCCTTCACCTTTGCCCCACCGCAGAAAAAGGCATACCGCTGCTCATAGCTTTTCGGTTTGCTGATAATATCGTACTGGGAATACACTCCCGGGCGATAGCTTTTTTTCATATCTTTTCTCCCTTCCTGATAATCTTGAACTGCTCCGGATGGAGTTCTGTTTCCTCCTGGTCTTTTTCTCCGCTGATGATAAAGTCCAGACAAAACCGTACCGGCAGAACAATTCCTCCCCAGTCCTTCTGCCATACTGCCTCTCCGCATTCTGCCTGGCCTACCTTTAGCTTTTTAGAAAACATCATAGAGTTTAGTACGCTCTCCCAGCTTTCCCAGCACTGCTGGGCACTCTTGCAGCAAAAGGAGACTTTGACCCAGACTTCGGCTTTTTTGCCTCGTACCTGAAAGCTCTCACCACAAAAATCCTCAAAACTAATTGGCTGCAAGGAAACTTTTTGAATCCCAACCACTGCAAGATTTTCTTTCTGCGGATTATTCCGGGGTGCATTGGGAAATGCATTCACTACTTCCATCTGCGGACTGGCACTCTTAATTTGTTCTGCCACAATCTGCATGATCTGCGAAAACTCCCCCATCTATTCCACTCCTTCCGCCTTCTGTACGATTGCCCAGAGATAGGCGGCCTCTTTTCCGAAAAATACTTTCTCTGCCCGCTCAACAATGAATTGATCCTCTCCTGCACGGAAAATTGCTCCGTTTTGTACCAGGTCTGCATCCTGAGCCGCTGCCAACATCAGCCATTTTCCCTGGTGCAAAACACCTGATTCTGTGGGCACGATTTTTTCTGTCCGTTCCCGAATCGGATTTAAATAAGCAGTAAAACATTTTTCCCCTTGCTCATACGGAAAATATACTTTTCTCCCGCACTGGTAAATCAGCCGTTTTGCAATTATCTGGCAGGACATATCTCCACTCCTTTCAGGCAGACTCCCTGTGAATCGATTAGATCCCCCACCATCTCCATCAGTTCCTTGCGGGCAGCCTGACCATCGCTCTGAGTAAAGGAAAGATCCCCTAACTTCACACTGGCACACACCGTTCCCTGAACGCTCTGGAATCGATGGTTCGCAAGTGCTGCAC